CCCGATTACTGGGCCGCCGTCAGGGAATTCCTGCTCGTCCGACAGTTCAAGGCCCACGGTCCACTGCTCGATGTTGTTGATGCCGCTCCACTTGATCACGCGGTTGTTGGTGGTCAGTCCCGAAAGCACCAGAAAGTCACCGACCACCGCCACGCTGGTGGCATTGGGCGGGTTGCCGCCCAGCGCCTCAAATGCGGTGCCGGCGGTGACGGCAGCTTTTTGCGGCTCGTCCCCCGGGTGGACTGCCACGAGCACATCGCCAAATTGAGCAAAACTCCACAGCGCATCGTCCGCCACGTTGTAGGCGCCGCCGACCGCACGGCTGACATCGGTCCAGGCCGTACCGTTCCACTTGTACAGATGGGTCGCGGTGCCAGCGTAGATGACATAGGCGCCGCTGCTGGTGCGGGCGAACGTCAGTCCCTTGGCTGGCGCCGGCAGAGCTGTGGTGCGCGGCACCAACCCGGGAAACGGCAGATAGGAGTTGGGCGCCGGATAGACGTTCTCGGCTATTGCGGCGAACTGATTGTCGAGCAGCGCGATGTCGGGCCGCCACTCGCCGAATTGCAGCGGGGTTTTTGCCAGCATGCAGGCCCCTTCAAAAATAATCAGCCGTTCGCACTGACGGGCTGGTTGCTCCCGTAGTCAGCGCCGATAGCTGGATGATCTCTTGCAACAATTCATCGCGCCGCGCCTTGTACAGTTGCGCCAGTTCAAGGTTGCGGCCGAGCGCGGCAAGCTCAACCATTGTGCCGGACACATAGAGATCGGGATAGGCGGTCAGCAGCCAGTTGGTGTTGCTGTCACTGCTGCCGGTGAGAGTAGGAATGCGCGCGTAGTAGTGGAATTCATACGGGTTAACATCATCGACCGGGCGCACCCGCAGCATCGAGCCCTCTATGGTGAACAGTTGCGGCCGGTACGGGCCTTCGGTGCTGGTCGGCAGATAAGCCGGATGCACGTAGTCAAGCTCGAAGTACGGATAGCGCTCGGTGGCACGGATTGTGCGCCAGACCAGATAGTCGCTTGGCAGCGCCACGTCGCCGCTGGTGGTGGTGAGGCTGGTCGAGGTTTCCATCTGCCGCACGCGCAGCCGGCGGTTGGCCGATGCCTCGAACTTGATCACTTGGTTGTCGTAGTCCGAGATAAAGCGCGGATGCGCCAGCAGCCGGTTCAATTCGGTTTTGAGATCGCCGTAGTTAACGATCGCCATCGCTGGTCACCTTATTGCGCGGGCGCCCGCGCTTGCGCTTGGGTTCATCTTCCGGCGGGTAGTCGGGCGGGAAATCGAGCGGGTGCGGATCATCGAAGAAGCTCACGTCGGTCGGGTCAGCCTCGGTTTCCGGCTCGCGCCATTGCGTGGGCGCGGCGGCTTTTGCACCTGTCGGCTCGATTGGTGCTGCCGCATCTTCCACCTTGAAGAACGGATTGCCCCGCGCCTTGGCGATCATCCAAGGATCGTCCACCTCCACGGCCCGGCCGACCGGGAAGGTGATGCCGTTCCAAGTGCAGGAGAGAGGCCCTTCGGCCTCCCCCTTCCATGTGATCTTGGCCATATCAGCCAACCGGCTTGATGTACTGCACCGTAACGTAGGCATCGCCGGCCGTTGGCGTGCCGCTGATACTGCACCAAACGGCAGTATCGGCCGTGATCGGATTGGTCAGGGCCGCCAATGGCACCGTGTTCACGGTTCCTGCCGTAGCGGCGATGCCGGTGGCGATATCTTGGCCCGCGGCGGTGGTGCCGATATGCAGCAACGGCGAGGTTCCAACGAGTGCCGTTTCGATATTGCTGTTGATCACAGTGATGAAAGCACCGGCCGGCAATGTGCCAATTCTGGCACTCTGCGTAGCCCCTGCGCCCGACACCGCAGTGACGCGGCCGCTGATTGACTGCACCGTATTGTTGGAGGCGTCCCGGGCCGGAACGCCGGTCATCAAGGTCGTAACCATGGCTATTTCCTTTTCCAATGGGGCGCGCTAAGAAGCCGCCCATGAGCGAAGTATGGAAGCCGATACCGGGCTATGAAGACTGCTACGCCGTCTCCGATCGTGGGCGGGTCAAACGCACGGCCCATGTAGGCTATTGGGCCAAGCGCCCGCCAAAGCCGCTCGCTCCGCGACCGAAGCGCGACGGTTACGTGACCTTCCACCTTTGCAAGGACGGCATCCGTAAAGACCGCCACGCCCATAGACTGGTGTGGGAGGCTTTCAACGGGGCCGTACCGGCAGGGATGGAAATCAATCACCTCAATGGGAACAAGGGCGACAATCGGCTGACAAATCTTGAGGTCTGTTCACGATCCCACAATTTGCAGCATTCCTTTCGCGTCTTGAAACGCCCGCCTCCGAACAATCCGAACTACGGCAGCAAGAACGGCGCCGCCAAGCTCACGGAAGCAGACATCCCCCGCATCATCGCCCTGTATCAGACTGGCACTTATCACCAGCGACACTTGGCGGAAATGTACGGGGTTTCCCAGCGGATGATCAGTCTCATAGTCAGGCGTGAGAAATGGCAGCATGTTGCGCTGCCATCCGATTGATGGTATAGAAGCCAGTGATTTCTTCTATCAGTCTGATACTGAATTGAAAAAACCCGTGGCCACGCCCCATTGTTTGAGGTTTGTGCCTGCAGCCGATGATTTGGGGTGGCGCTTAAACATCTTCCCTACTCCGTAAGCTGCTTCAATTCCAGTTCCGGTCACAAAACCGTAATCATCTTCTTTACGGAAAGTGGGTTTCGCCATTTGACCGTAGGCGATACACACCGCTTGCTGGCCGCAGAGAAACACCGGCTCGACACGAGACGTGCCGCCGCCGGCGGTCAGCAAGTTTGTCCACACGTTGGTCACGAACAGCGAAATCTCCGGCACGAGGCGGACCACGACGCCATCCCACAGCAGATCCCCGTCTTGGAATAACGGGTTATCGGGAGCACCGTTGATCTCGCGTCCTTCACGCGCACGCGCATTAGTGTTCGCCGAAACCATCGTCGGGTCCATCTTGAGATCCCGGAAGGGATTGAGCCCGGCGAAACAGACGAAGTACTCATAACCTGAGCGTGTTTTGTAGGGTCTAATGCGCGGATTGGCTCCCATCGCCACTCGCTTGAGCAACGACAGGTTAGCCGCCGTGAACTTGTCGGAGGTGGCGTCGACAAGGCCGAGTGCGGTGGCATGCACGCCACTCACCGCATTGGCGGTGCTGGCACCGTAGAGGATGCGGTCGGAATTGGCGACGGTCCATGTGTTGCGATCCGCCGCGAGCGCCAGATCGTACTGCAGGCCGTTGACGCGGGTGCCGGCCGCCGGCTGGCTCTCCGATGGCAGCGCCATCAATGCCGCGATGATCTCGTCGCGGGTAACTTCCGACAACCAATCCGACAACAAAGGTTTCGCCTCGCCGAAGATATCGGCACTATCCTTTTGTTGCTCGGCTTTGGTAGTAGCTACTGCGTTCCTTATCCATTCTATCCATATTCTCATTCCATAATCGTCTATCTTTTCTTCATTCCCGACCAAAGGCCCGGTGCTAACACCGAGGCCCTGCAACCGGGTAACCAGCGGGATATTCATCACCTCGCCGCCGCCTTTCAGCTCCATTTTCTTGCGAATGATGGCGTTGAGATCCTCGCCCATGTAGGGCGAGAACATGTTTTCCCGCACCCATTCCTTGTTGATCTGCTGGGTAAACTTGATCAGTTTATTGTTTTGCTGAACGTCGGAGATGGCCATGGCCATGCGTCCTTTCGGTTAGGCCATCCCCGAAATGAAAAACCCGCCACAGGGGCGGGTGTTTTCAGATCAAAGCTATGGCCGGGTTTAGCGGTTGGCGAAGCTCCACAGGCTCTGGGAGCTTAGGTCGCCCGGCGCCTCGGTGCGGTTGGCGGTTGACGCCACCGACGAAAGCGAGGGCGGAAGTTGAACGTTGGGCGGATTACCTTGAGCACGATTGCCTTGCTGTTGCCGCGCGCGCAGCCGCTCCATCATGGCGCGTTGCGCATTCGGATCATCGAGCCATTTCTGCTGCTGCTGTTTCAGCCACGCATCTGGATCGGCGCCGATTGACGAATACGCCGTTACTTGCTTGTGCCATTTGACCAACTCGCCGTAGGGGTGGCCGCTTTGCATGATCTGGTTGATTACAAAGTTGCCTTGCGGCGTGTGCCGGAA